ACTTCTTGACTGGCGCGCGTCCGCTTTCGTTGCCGTTCTTTTCTGGCGGCTCGACGGCTGTGATTGGACCATGCCGCTCAACGACGCCGGCAAAGTCCAGCACTAGACAGTGATCGGTGTGAGATTTTGGACGCAGCCCCCGGCCGGCCATTTGCACGTATAAGCCGGGGGATTCTGTTGGACGCAACATGGCAATCAGGTCAATGTCAGGAAAGTCGAACCCCGTAGTAAGAACGTTTGCATTGGTTAGCGCGCGAATTTCACCTGCCTTGAATGCGCGGATAATGGCATCGCGCTCGTTTTTAGCGGTCTCGCCGGTGACGCATCTCGCTTTGATGCCGCGTTTAAGAAATTCAGCGGCAATGTGGCGGGCGTGTTCAACTCCGGTGCAAAAACATAGCCAGTGCCGGCGGTTCTCAGCGCGGGCAATAATCTCATCCACGACCGACCGGTTCAGGTCTTCCTTATCCACTGCCGCCTGGAGCTCGCTTTCAACGTAGTCGCCATTACGCTTGGCGACGCCAGATACGTCATAGGCTACGTCTGTGGTTTTACTTTTCAGCGGCGCTAAATACCCCTTAGCGATAAGCTCTGTCAGAGACGCCGGTTTGATTAGCGGCGGCGAAAAGATTGCCGGCGGGTCGGTAATCAGTCCGTGACCTAACCGGAACGGCGTGGCAGTCAGTCCAACGACACGGAGCCGTGGGTTGATTTGCGTCAACTCGCTGAGAAACGTCCGATACATCCCGGTGTCTTTGTGCGACACCAGGTGTGCCTCGTCAATAACAACAAGGTCAACGTGCCCCACGTCTTCGGCGCGTCGCCAGATTGATTGGATTCCGGCATAGGTGATGGGGTAACCGAGTTGTTTTCGCCCTACGCTGGCGCTGTACACGCCGACTGGCGCGTTTGGCCAGTGAAGCAGAAGCTTCTCTAAGTTCTGCTCTATCAACTCCTTGACGTGGGTGAGCATCAGGATTCTGGTCTCAGGCCATTGTGTCAGGGCGTCTTTGCACAATGCGGCAACGACATGGCTTTTGCCGGCGCCAGTCGGCAGGACGATGCACGGGTTACCTTCGTAGCGTGTAAACCAGTCGTAAAGCTGATCGAGTGCCCTTTGTTGATAGTCTCGAAGCTGCATCGCAACTCACCTCCATCCTTGGTCTGTAAATTCGCGCATAGGCATGTAGCATTCGCATCCTTGACGCTGTTGTTGTACGGTGAGCTCTTGTGGAGATACTGGCTCGTATCGGCACTCCCACGGCGTAGCGCTCAACCCCGTGGAGGTTGGAGCGCCATGAGCGCATGTCCGACAGTTCCGCTCTGTCACTGGCGCTTGCTCATGACAAAATGAATACGCCGGGCAACCTTTGCATTCCCACCACGTTGGGTCACGTGAAATTGGCGGCGGAAGCCGGTTTTCCATCGTCAACCGATCAAGCTTGGCAAGGATGTATTGCGCACGCTCGACATCCAGCCGCACGATCTCGGTATAAAGACGGTCATCGTCCTTGCAAACCGCAAAATACAAGGCTTGTGGAATTTGCAGCCCAAGCATATAGAGCTGCATTTGTACCCAATGATCGTGGCGAGCTTCTTTGACGCCTTTTCGCATTACCTGCGTGAAAGCGTTGGAGCTGAACGTTTTGATTTCCAGCACGAACTGCTCATCTTCGTGACCGGGTAGACCGCTGGTGATAATCCCGTCTACATGCCCCTTGATATACGGCGTCAGAACAACTTCTTTCTGACAGTCCGTAATAACGCAACCGATGGCTCGCAGATCTTCCAAGACTAAACGCTCCTCTTCACGCCCCCGGCGGAACATTCTAAGCGTGCGTCCCGACGGGCGGTCTTGAACAGCCCAACGAAACATTAGCCAGATGCGACGTTCGCAACGGTATCCGGCAGATGAACAGCCTAAATATGGACGTGACTGCTCACTGGCGTTGTGTTTTTCGTGATACTGGTCTATTAGTTGCTCTAAGTTGGACATTGCGTCATATCTCCTTCAATGCTTGATAGAAACGGCTTCGAGATTGATTTTCTCGAAGCCGTTTATTAGAAAAAGAGAGAAGATTGTCACGACTTCACGCCCATGGCGGACGTGCGAACGGGCGTGGCTGCGGTTGAGCTGCTATTTGCGCTGATGCTGGCGGCTGGGATACTGGCGGCTGGGGGAAAAAGACGGCGGGCGGTAACGCTTGAGACTGTGCGCTCGCTGGCTTCCATCCTCTCACGTCATTACTTTGCCCGTATTGCGAGTCGTCTCTAACCGCGACTCGCACCTGAAGCGTCGCGCCCACAAGCTGGTCTGTATCCGCAAGCTGTGCAAGGCCAATCGCGCCCATCAACTCCTTGAGTTGCACACGGCCGATTTTCGTAGCTGTCTCGCTAGCGTTGCGTAGCGTGATATTGCCGTACACGCTACGCCCCTGGTGCGTTGGCCCTAGTATGGTGTATCGAATCGAAAGATACTGTCCGTCGCCACGCTTGCTGGTTTTGACTTCGGCTTCCGCAATGGTGGCCGTGTACCAGCCTGCTGGCACGACGGCAAGCTCGTTGTCAGGTAGTTCGTCAAAACGAATGATTTCGTCGAGTTTCACTGTTCGTCTCCTTTCTTTTCTTCGAGTTCGAGGGAAAATGTTGCCCGCCCTGGCTTGGTGGTGATTGCCGGGGCAAATACTTGTGTCACGTATTCGGGCGCTTTTTTCCACGCCCGGACTTCAAGCTCTGGCTTCCAGCGAAAAATGCGCTCAAGCCAGTCTTCTAGGTGATTCTTGGTAGCAAGTTGACGCGCTAGCGTTCCGTCAACCTTGTGATCAAGACGTGCCGTGATAACCACGCGCCCACCGTCAAACGGTAGCGCTATGTTTCCTTCTCGGCTCTCGTCAAAGTTGATAAGAGCCTTGATTCCGTCTTCAATGCCTCGCCGGCGGCGCGTGGCTTCTTGTTCGAGTTGCTTAGCAACGCGCCATTCGACCAGCATAGTTTCTAGAAGAGAGTCATAGGGTTTTGTGTTCATTTGCTTCCTCCCGTGATCTTATTGATGATTACCCCCAAGTCTGGGGCTTCCCAAAAGTCCAACTTTCCCGATCGGTCCTTAGCAACCCATAACCCGTCGGGCTGGCAAAGCAGCGCGCGGTGCGGCGTGCCTTCGGCGTCTCTCTCAACTCGCAGCGCCAGCACCTCGTCAAAAAAGTAGGGCAATGATTGCCCGGTCTTCTGCCCCGGCATTGATGGGGAGTATAGTATCCGCCCCATTTCGTCTTGCGCTCTTTCCAGCTTCGCCGTGACGTAAACGTGCCGCCCCGGCAAATCCCGAAACGCGCGAATCAAGTCATACATAGCGTCCTGCATCGCCATGTACGCTTGCCGCGGGTCTTTGCTATTGCGCTTCTCGCTGGCGAGAACCACCTCAGCGACTTCCGACAGCGAGTCAATCGCCACGCTTTGGTACTCCTTGGCGTCGTGGCTGTCTCTGAGAAAGCGGTACGCTTCCCGCAGGTCTTCCATCGTGGCGATTTCGATATAAGGCAGATCATGCTCTCTGATTGAAAGCAGACCGCCTTCCGCCGATAAAACAATCGGCGCGGGTAACGTCGGAATCAGCGACGTTTTCCCCGCGCCAGCCTGCCCATAAACAAGTACCTTTACTCCGCTCTCCTGCGAAAGAGAGCGCGTGCTCTTGATTGTGACCATTGTGGTCTCTCCTTTCCTGATTGTTTTTGCGCTGTCGGCTTGTCAAGCTCAATGCGCACGTGTACTATAGTCACACAGTTGTGTGGTGTCAATACCTGATTACGGCAAAATTCCACATAGTGAGGGTAAACATGAACGGCGCGCTTTCTCTTGACGTTATTCGTGCTTGCCTTCAGGACAGAAAGCTAAGGCAGGTCGCTAAGGCAACCGGGTTGCACTACAACACGCTTTGGAAAATCCGACAGGGACGCGCTAAGCGGCCATCGGCAGACGTGATATTTCGCCTGAGTCGGTACCTTACGGCTATACCGCCAATAACAAACGAATCTAAGGAGGACGCTAGCCGTGACTGACCTGACACATTTTTTTGACGGGCGTCCTTTGACTTATGACGAGTTAAAATCGGTACCTTCACCAGAAGAGCAGCTTATTCGGGCAATTGCTGATGCCGGACTGGAACCGCCGCACCGAGTCATTCTCGACGGGCGGTTGCGGCGCTTTACCGCCACGCCGGGACGTAAAGACAAGTCTGGCTGGTATGTTGCGTTCGGCGATGGTATCCCAGCGGGTGCGTTTGGCTGCTGGCGCGCCGGTATCCAACAAACTTGGGTGGCACAGATCGGGCGCGAATTATCAGAAGAAGAACGCCATAAGTGCCAAGAACGTATCCAACAAGCAATCGCTCAGCGTGAAGCTGAAGCGGAAGCGGAATACGCTTTGGCAGCGGAGGCAGTGCGGACTATCTGGGATTTTTGTGCCCCTGCTCCAGCCGATCATCCTTATCTTGTGCGCAAAGGTATCCAGCCTCACGGCACGCGCGTCACTAGCGACGGGAGGCTAGTTATTCCTCTTTATGACGCCGCTGGAGCGCTGACAAGCTTGCAATACGTTACACCAGACGGGGAAAAACGCTTTCACGCTGGGGCACGGACAAAGGGCTGCTTCTGGCTGGTGGGGGAGATTGACAACGCCAAGGTGGTTTGTATCGCCGAAGGCTTCGCTACTGCTGCGTCTGTTTACGAAGTGACAGGCTTTCCCTGTTTTGTTGCCTTCAATGCCGGGAACCTTCCGGCGGTCACAGCGCAAGTCAAGACGATCTGCCCCGGACAGCGCGTGGTTGTCGTTGCGGACAACGACGTCAGCGGCACCGGGCAACGATACGCGGCTCAATGCGCGGCTGAATACGGCGTTACGGTCATCACGCCACCTACGCCGGGTCACGATGCCAACGACTATCGGCTCGCAGGCGGCGACTTGGCGAAGCTGATCACCGCCGCTCTGATGCCGTCACCGGCCGAAGTGTGGTCTTATTCCTTTGCCGACTTTGCCCGCCAGCCGGACGTTACTCGTTGGCTAGTCAAGCGGTGGATTCGCCCAAAGACTCTGAACCTGCTTGTCGGTCCGAGCGGTGTAGGCAAAAGCTTCCTTGCGATTGATTGGGCTGCTTCAGTCGTTACCGGACGCGATTGGTTCGGTTGTCGAACAACCCCAGGACAAGTGTTTTACCTTGCAGGTGAAGGTCACTACGGCTTGAGGATGCGCCTCGCGGCTTGGCAGCAATATCACCAAATACCAGACGACGACTTCGCTTGGACGACGCGCGGGCGCATTACGGCATCCGGCTGTGACCTGAATACCCCAGCCGGACTAGAGAAGGTTTTTCGCGAGCTTGACGCTACGCAACTCGTTCCCGATCTCGTGTTTGTTGACACGTTGCACCGGTTTTTTGCCGGTGACGAGAATTCGGCTGAAGACGTGAAAACAATGCTAACAGCGTGTGCTGTCCTGATTGATCGGCTGAGCTGTGCCTTAGTGCTTGTTCACCATACCGGTTGGGGACAAGATGCCCAACGCCGTGGACGGGGTTCATCCGCTTGGCGCGGTGCGGCGGATGCCGAGTTTTTGGTTTCACCTTTGGACGATAATCAAAAGACCTTTGAGTTGGCACAGGTCAAAATCAAAGACGCCCGCGAGGCTCCGCCAGTCTATGCCCGCCCTGAGCCGGTCATACTAGAAACTTGGCGCGATGAAGATGGTGAGCCAATGGAGTCGGCTGTACTCGTACCTGCCGGAGTACCAGAAGAAAAGAAGAAAAAGACCAAGGAAGGCAGGCTCGAGTCTCATATAGAAACTATCGAGTCCGCTTGGTGGGCGACTGGTGAGCAGGTCGTTGACGGCGCGCCGTTTATCTCGCGTGACGCACTTCGGCAATACCTAATTGAACAGCGCGGTATTTCGCCTGAAAGCGCTGACGTTTACCTTCGCCCGTCTAGCAAAGGCAAGCTGATTGCCGAACTGACCGCCGCTAAGGTGATTGAGGCGGCGCGGGATAACGTAGGCTGGCGGATTGTGGACGCCGGGCTAGCGGCGTCTCTGCTATTACGAAAAGCGGGGGATAGATTAAGATGAGACTTACTCGTGAACAAATCCAAGCAGCGGTCGCTTGGCTAAAGGCGTCCGAGCCGGAGCCGGTCTTGCAAGCTTATCTTGACAGTATTGCTCGCCGAGCTGAAGTTTCTGAGCATTACGCCCAATATCAACTTGCCCGTTACCTTCGGGAAAAAGAAAACCCGTCTGGCGATTGGCACTGGCGCTGGTGGGCGGAAGTGGATGCGCATGAGGGCGATGCTATGGCGGCGTTTCGAGCGCGGTGGGAAGCTACATATCGTGCCTATCCATACGCTGCCGATTGGTTGTGGCGATTGCTTTTACTCGCTCCAACCACACCAACCTGGGCAGCTCAACAGTTAGACCTGCTTTGGTATAGCTCCGCCAAAAGTGAGACTATATGACACGCCGTGTCATGATCTTTTCAGCGCGATGCGCGCCAAAGACTGAGCAGCTTGAGAGTGATTCCGTCTACTGGATGCCCTCGGCACTTCCTAATTTCCGATGCAAGGGGAGGGAAACGGAAATTTTTGCTTGACAAGGTGCATAGGATGGTGTAGATGTGAATCAGTCAATGGCCGGCGGGCCTAAAACGCAGGAGATTACGGAGATGACTGATTCAGCTCTTTTGACCCTCGCCTTGTGCAAGCCTTCACCTACGCACGTCACTCGCGTGCTGATCCCTAAAAAAACAATTCTCCCTACAATAGGCGTTTGGCGGCGGAGAGAGTCCGGGCAAAAAATCACCTATATACTAGACACTAGCCAGTCGCGTGACGGTTGGCTTGCCCTTGCAACTACGGGGCAAGTTCTGTGGTCTATCCCGAATGATTGGCTAGACCCCGTTGAGGTGATAACTGGAAACGACCGCGATCTCTTCGTTGGCTATGCGCGGCCAGGCTCCTGGCTATTGCTCTACTTCAAAGAAAGCGGAATAAAGGCCCCTGTCCGCATTCTCCCGCATAAATAAACGCTGTTGTTTTGCTTGCCAAATATGCGTCACGCTTTCCGGCGTGACGCCTTTTGTCAAAAAGGAGACAGAAAAATGGAACTCTCACATCAAGACTTCATAGCCACTTGGCAGCATCACTTTGATCAACCCGTTCACCCGTTTGTTTCCGCTCTACTTACATCCAGCAAGCGGAATGTTGAACTGAAAGAATACGACAGTGAGGAAGTTGCATGGCGTTTTGAGGGGAAAGTTTCGTTCACTATCGCGTTTTCCCTTCCTCACGGTACAAACGAGTGGCAAATACAGCTACCGTCTGCCTTTTACGTATGGGCGCCCAACTTCCCGCCTTCGCAACCGTGGATTCACGATAGCAAGCCGCCTGGCTCCAACTTTGCAACCGAGTATGCCAAATGGACGCGCCACCCGCGCCCGGACTTGTTTTGCGTGCTGGATGTTATTTTGGATACCGATGGCGTCCGACTAGCTGTGTTTTTTGGTGGAGACAAGTAAAAAAAATACCAAAGCACTCGCCACACCCGTAGGTGTGGCGTTTTTTTTGGCTCTCCGGTACAAAAAAAATTGGAATTTCCCCCTTGACAGAGCGCGCGTGAAGGCGTATAAACAAAACAAGTCAATGGCCGGCGGGCCTGAAACGCAGGAGAAACACAATGCAAGTAAAAGTTAGAGCGGACATTTTTCATCACGCGCTAAAATCAACCGCATTTGCCGCGCTACGGGATATCGATCTACGTCATCCCGTTTTTTCCGGCATTCTTGTGGATGTAGCCCCTGAGGCTTTTCGTGTCGTTGCCACAGACGTTCACCGCTTAGCTTACTTTGAGTCTAGCGAAGGTTATGAATGCTCAGAACCGGCGACCGTTGTTCTAATTGCTAAAAGGCTTGCGGCGCTAAAGCTCCCTCGTACCCCAAGCGTTACGATTAAGATTGGCACCAGCGATGCCGAAGCGATCATTCAAGCCGGAACTGAAACGTTTCGTGTGCCTGTTATTCAGGCACGTTATCCAAACTACTTCACCGTTTTTCCCCCAACGCGGGGCGCCATCACTTTGCACTGCGAAAAAACGGAATTCGCTAAAGCCTTGATGAGTGCCCGGCAGGCGACTACACGTAATAACCGAAGTGTTTTTTTATGGACGCGCCCAGGCTGTGTGGCTTTGGGAGCTGAAAATACAACCCCCGTTCGTCCATACAAGCTGGCAGCGGAGTGCGATTATTCAACCTCTGGCGTATTCAACGCCAATTATTTGCGTGACGCGGTTCAGGCACTTCCAGCCGGAGAGATACAAATTCGGTTTACCCCACCTGATGCGGGACGGCCTATCTACAACGTAATAGAACTGTCTCCGGCAAGCCAGTCACGCACTGTTATCCGCCAGCTAGTAATGCCTTGCTGGCGTTCCTCTATTCCACCTCTGCCGGGGGTTGATTTCTAACCAATTTGCACCCACCTGAACATTGCCTAGCCTGGGAATACCAGGCTGTTTTTTTATGGCGTCAAATACAGCTTTGCCTCGGCTGCACGCCGCCGTACCAGCCCCGGCAAAACCTTGCCGCCCGCCCTACGCCAGTTAGCGAACGCCTTGGCAGCTTCGGCTGTTTTCCCCGCTTTGTGCAGAGCCAGAACCTTCGATCTACGAAACGCACCGAGACCGATATTGAACGCTAGGCTAACCATTGCACTGAATTGGTTTTCAGTCGTCGGCGCGTTATCAAGCGCTTCCAACACGCCTTTTTCAAAAATACGCAGGTCTTCACGTAACAATCGGTCAGCTTCGGCTTCGGTGATAACCTGCCCGCGCCTTGCCGTTTTAGTGTGCCCGTAGCCGATTGTCCAAACGCCAGCCGGACAACGATACGCACGTAAGCGCAAGCCTTCGAATTTTTTGATCAGCTCCAACCCGGCTTCATTTACCTGCATGGCGCGCTCTTGAAAAAGTTGACCCAGCAGTATTTAGCAACCCCTTCTAGGACGTCAGTTTTTCCTACTGCCGAGTCTGCCAATATCCTAACACGATAAACAAAGCATCTTCCACGCTTCTCACCACGTGAACAGCGCCAGACTCCGTAAGCGCCGATTGCTTCGCTGTAAGTTTTCCGCTCGGCGATTTTACTTCCAGCGCTGTCCACTTGCCAGCGTACCAAACAAACAGGTCAGGCGTTCCCGGCGTATTCGCCGTGTGCCGCCGATTACTGGTGACGCACACCAAGCAACCAGCCTTGCGCAATGCGTCAACGATTCGACGTTGTGTTTCTCGTTCGGTCATATCTAAATCGGCGGATCATCTGGTGGGTCTTCTGGCGGTGGCGGGTCTTCTGGCGGTGGCGGCGGCAACGGTGGCGCGCCAATCGTTGTCGAAGCGATTGAAAACTTATCTTCAACCGCCTCAACAATCACCACGCCATCGGTCGGAGAGCCAAGCCGGATTGACGTAACACGAAAAATCGCGTTCACGTCATAACCAGCCCAAACGAATCGAAACACACCCCCCGGACGCAAATTTGCCGCCTTCCGTGTTGCTGTCACTCGTAGACGACGCAACGGATACGAGTATCCTAACGCTTCACGCTCGGCAATGCGTTGCGCTACGCCGGGATCACGCACCATCGGAAAGTCTAACTCGACAGCCGAAGAGTACCCCTGAATTGCACGTACTGCAGGATTACGGAAAGTCGCTACAGACTCTTTGTATTGCTTGGTGCGGTCGGCAAATTTGATGCGCACCACGTCGCGCAAAACACCGCTTATGTCTGTGCCAAATTCTTGAACTTCAATGATATTTGTTTCATTCAAGACTGGCAGGTTTGTCGGATCGTAGTCGTTCCTAATCAGCTTTATTGTCCACCTGCCATTCGTTGGCTCGCGATACAACACCGCGTCAACGTGGCGCAAGATCATATCGGCAAAACGCGGGAACTGCATTGACTCCTGCAGGATGTATGACGCGCCCAACCCTTCAGCCGCCACCTGGTTGGCAGCCGATTGGAATGAAGCGTCATCAATTCCCTCAAAGGCGTCTGCTGGGTCAACGCCGCACCCCCATACGTTATTTGTCAATGCCTCGTAGAGCATCCAGATAGGATTAGCGTCACCGCCGATTGCGCCCCCTGACGGCACGTCTGGAAAACGCTCTAATTCGAATTCTACCTTCGGCAAGTTCGGTGAATTGCCGATAAACCCCTTCCAGTTGCTTCCTGCTGACCACGTTGCTGGGCCACGTGATACCAAATAAGCAACGCGCCGATGATCGGGGTAACCTGATACTCGTGACGCTAGATAAGGGTCTGCACCAACCGTCCCGTTGCCTTGGTAGTATTTCAAATCCCAGACGATACCACCTCCAGCCTGACCAAACAGGTTTGGCAGATTAAGAAAAAGTTCCTGCCCGTGCGTTAGAGCACCCGTCCAAATAACCTTCTCGTTGACGATGATGGACTTCAGCACTGGCGCGCCATGCGATAATGCCCAAGCAATTCCAACGAAGTAGCGCCAGATGTTGTTTCTACGCACTTCGCGCTGATCGCCCCACCAGATAATGTTTGGCGCGCGCTGAAGGTCTGTACCCCATACGACCGGAATTGATCGTCCTTCTGTCGCCGTTGGAATATCCCAGTCCTTGTCTGGGCGGTCACTGGTTTTCGGGCGTAGTAATGCCGAAATCACGTTCAAGGCAAATGACGCGATAGCGATAACAATGGCAATCAGCGGGAAAGGCATCAGATTATTCCCCCTCGTTGTGGATCACGCGGTGGAATGCGGAACCCGCCCCACGCTAGCCCGCCATTTGTTTCGCTGCCGAACCGCCCCTGACAGGTTGTAAGCGCGCCATCACACCCAGCGACAGCCGTCACGGTATCACCTACGGCGATGCCTAAATCGGAGCGAGTACGAACTGTTCCCGAACTCGGCAAATATTCGTCAATCGTATCGCTACGCCCATCGGCGGTTATCAAGTGTCCGTTGACAAAATAGTCTGCTGGCCCCCCTGCCCATATTGGCGCCGTCACTTGACGCCCAGACACTGCTGTCACTATGCCCGTAAAAGTGTGGTTTGCGAGATTGACCGGACACCATGGGTGTCCCAGCGTCCACTGGCACGAACCGCCAAACTGCTGTGGTGCAAGCAGCCCGTCAACGCGATTTATCCCCGCGTCACACAACAGACGCGCCTCAACGCCCTGAAAGGATACGCCTATCACTGAGCCGACCCAAAAAGTCTGGACGGCACTCCAATCGCTCATGTGAAACTGGCGAATTCTAACTCGTAGCCGTGGTCTGGCTTGACGCGCGATTGTCACTACCGGCAAGTCTTGGCGGCACAGAATCGTCAGCCGCTGGTCTGTCTGGT